TCCATTCTCCATTTTTCTTGGATGTGCTACAATCCAAATGTGCATCTCATTCATCTTAGCAAATGCACTTAGTTGTGAAAGTACTCTTGATACATATAAAGTCTCATTTTCTCCATCATTGAACTTATGCTCTAGTGTATTCCACGGATCAACAATCAAACCCTGCAATCCATATCTGTAATTTAATATCTTAGCCTGATCCATAATGCTTTCTATCGTTACTGAATCTTCCTGAATACCAATAAATTTAATATGCTCATTGAGTATCTTCATAGTTTTTCTTGCTTTCTCTTCACTAATACGATCATCACCCCAAAATGGTTGCCCTAAAAACTTACCCACTAATTTAAGTAGATGATGCTTAACTGGAAAATTCTCTGCTGAAAATATACCAAAGTTCCAACCATAAAGTTTAACCATATTTATCATAACTGCATCCATCCATTCAGACTTACCCATATTTGGAACACCAGTTACAATCGTAAGTTCACTAGCACTAACCAAGTAATGCTGATCTATTGCTGTCCATCCAGTAGATAATCCCTTAACATCAGGCTTTAATAATAAATCAATAGCATCATCCTCAACATCTTGAACCATCACAACACCATCAATAGGATAGGGGTGTGCATTACTTACAATCTCTTCAACCTTATCCCTACCATGATTTATAAGAACATCATTCATATCCTTGCATCCTTCAGGATATGTAACTCTAAAGCATTTTTCACGCCCTATACGTCTAGATAATTCATCTCTTAAATGTTTACCTGCCCCATCAGAATCTGTACATAATATCACAGTTTCAGCGTTCATTAAATGTTCTTCTGCTGATAATAAGTAACTAAACTTTCTGTCACTTGGTTTTGTACCCTCAGCAGGGGCACCATCAGGAACAGATACTGTATTTATAAATCCACATTCTACAAGAGATAAGGCATCCATCTCACCTTCAGTTATAATAATGGTTTCCATACCTTTCATGTTATCAAATCTATAAAAACATTTCTCAGCATTTTTAGATTGCCTGAATCTTTTATCTCCAGTTCTTGACTTGATATTGACTACCTCACCATCCTTATAAAATGGAAAGTGAATCCATCTGTTATCGTATCCTATCTTTTCCCTATCTACAACCTCTCTTGATATTCCACGATCCTCAAACCACTCATAAACATTGTCAGGTATATTTGTTTTAGGTGGCTTTGGTTTCTCTATTGTTGTTTCCATTCTTTGTCTCTTCTTCTTTAATGATCCCTTCCATCCACAATGATGACAGTTCCAAACTCCATCATCAATATTAACAGATAAGCAGGTATCAAATGATTTCTTTCTTGTTGGTGAACACTTTGGGCATTTTGCTTTCTCTTGTCCATGTGATCCTTTAATATAAATGCCATTCTCCTCAAATGTCATTTTATCTCCTATTGTTGGTTGAAATTATGATGTAAGTTTTGAAATTTAGTAAATCCGTTTACGGCTTTGTCTCTTAAAACTTTAAGGCTTAATAAGTTCTTTCCCCAAAATTTATCATTCAATGCCCATCTAATTATGTTCTGAATTTCATCGTAATTAAATCCATCTTTCTTAATCAAATCATAAAGTACATTTATACTACCATTTACAATAGATGATTCATTTATCCATTTCTCATTTATCATATTTGGGAATCTAGTTCGTTGAGTGCTATAGAACTCTTTAACTATTTCCAGTAAGGCAATTCTTTGTTTATCATTGATCTCTTTTTTGATAGGGGTATCCTTTGCCTGATGATTGGTATATATAGTTTTAATAATATTATTATTATATAATAATGTTTCATCATTTGAGTTAGGGGTTTCAGCATCTTTACGAGGGTTATCATTACCTACCCCTACTTCATTTGAAGTATAGGGTGTTTTGTTTGAATCATTTACCCCTACATCATATGATGGATGGGTAAGGGTAATATATCTATTTAAAAACCTCATGGTGCCTTCTTCATTTTCAATGATTACTTTTATAAAACCATGCTTTCTAAGTACACCAAGAAAACTAGAAATAGTATTCTTGCTCATATTAAGAACTTTGCTAAAATAACTATTGTTCCTAGTACATACTCCATTACTATCTAAACAAGCAGTAATTTCTGAATATAATAATTTATGGTTTGGTTTTAGTTCTTTGTGATGTCTTATGGGTGTAGGCAATACTCCATAATATGCACTATCTATTTTTTTCATTATGTCTCCTTTTATAAAGACCGAGCAGGGGAAACACTATAAAACCTGCTCGATCTCTGACTATTTAACCCTTTTAACTTAACTAATTAATATGATCCCTGCAAGGGTTTTAAACAAAGATCATAGTAGGTGCATTTTTTCCCATTAACAACTTGACATTTTTTATTAGCGTAATCTGTATCTATCCATTGGTGCAATTTCCTATCCATCATAACACCATCACATTGATAACCAGTATTATAATTAGCACATTCATTTTTTATAAATGTCTTAATGTTGTTCTTTTCTCGATTCATTCTTAGCATTTTATTTACCTATCTTTCCAAGATTCCAGTATATCATTATATAATATATTGGGAGTCCACGGAATACCTTCAATGGAACTATTGGCAATTTCTCTTAATGTTTTTGCACCTTCAATAGGACTAAATCCTAGCCAATATTCAACCATTTCTAATGTAATTTGCTCTTTGATTACTTTCTTGTTTTCTTTTTTCATTGGATATGGCATTATTTTCTCCTTTTTCTCCATTTGGTTAGAGGAACTACTAGTTTATTTTCGCCCCTAAAATTCCTAAAGTATCCATATTCAATGGCATCATTTTTTTCAATGTCATATATAAAACCCTCTGTAATATAAACTATCTTGTTTACATCTATTAGGTTTGCCTCATCAACATTGATAGTCCATGCTCCACCATTTAATCTTAGTTTACCAGATTCCTTTTCATATTTTACCAATACACCATTTGAAATATAATTCCTATTCATGCTAAACCATGCTCCGAAAAAGACACATCTTCTTTTTCCATTTGTTTTTCTGCTAATCTCCTTATTTTATCTCCATGAGCATTGTATATTTTATCTTTAAATATCCTCATGTAATTATCTATGCTTTTTTCACTTAATATAAAATGATGTAGAAAATGACTAGCCAGGATTTCTTTAAACACAGTAGGCACAACCATTTCAGTTGATTCAAATTCATCGTCATGGTTTGACTCTTGCCATTTATCTAAAGCATCTGTAATTAAATCATGCAATCTATCTGCATCTTTTTCAAATAACTCTTGTTCTTTTTTATGTTCTTTACACATTGTTTTTCTCCTTTTTAGTGTATTTTTCTTGTGTAAAACTTATCTACAAACTCATCTTTAGTTAGATTAGAGCAATGTAAACAAGTTACTTTTTCTTTTCCATAACTAGGAAAGTTTTTATAATAATATACATTTTTCAATGATATTTTTTTACCATCCATCGCTGTTATTCTTCTGACAATCTCCCAACATTGTTTACAAGTAGTACAATATCTTACTGTTTTGTCGCATAATTTAGCCTCAAATTCATATTCAATTTTATTACCTTGCATTTTTTCTCCTTTTATCTCCAAGATGTTAAAGTTGTTTTGATTGATCTTTTGCAGATTGCCATGTTGTTGTCTCTAAAAATACGATTTCTAGTTATAGCCTCATCTCTGTAAAAATCAATCTTGTTGTTAAGAATATTAATATCTGTTTTAAGTTTTGCCACCCATAACATAGGTAGGCAAAATATAAAACCTAATATAATTGAAAGTATAAATTCCATCTATATCCTCCTAGTTAATTTAAGTTTTAAATAATACCACGCTCTTTTTAACTGATAACCTAAATAGGTTTCTTCATCTCTTAGTAAGTGGTATGTATCTGTAGCAATAAACCATTCTAATGATTTACCTTTTAACTGATAATGTATTTCTTTTTTATCTTGATTCATTTGTTCTCCTTTAGTTAATTTGAAATTATATAGACTAAATATAAAAGTCAATATTTATTATGATCTTTTTATACCAAAAACTCTCCATCTCTTATCACAACTTATATCACAATCTGTATTTTCTTGCAACCAACCCTCTAAAGATGATCCATTTAAATTAAAAGATACTTCATCTACATTTAAAACAAGACAGTTATCTAAATCATCAATCCATATTCTATTTTTAAACCATTGTTGATTTTCTAGCAATATTAATTCTCTTAATTCCTCTAGTTCTTCAATATTCCTATCTTTACTTTTTTTTATAAGTATCTCTGTTGCTTTTATTATTTTCATCATGTTTCCTTTTTTATAAGGGGGCAAGTTTCCTCACCCCCTCTGATTGTTATTTAAATAGGTTAAATCCGTACTTTCTGATTTGACCTCTACTGGTACCACTTAATTGAAAGTTTTTTCTCCAAGTCTGAAGAAAAATCTTATCTTTTTCGTGATCCCATTCTATTTTGGGTTTAGATGTATTATAAATGGTAGTTCCACCAAACATATTGATTTCCCATTTACCACCTATTTTTTCAGGTATTGGCACAATAAGGCAATATGCTTTTTTTACATCTCCATTCATTACAGCATTTTTCATAGCCTTTTCTATTGTATTTCCAACACCCCAACAAAATTGACCAACAACCAAAAATTCATGGTTGTCATCAATCTCAAAGTCCATTAATTTATGGACTGGAGCGAGACTTGTTTTTCTCATTGTGTTTCCTTTTTATTTAACATCTGAGCTTACAGAGCTTACAAATTAAAATCAAGTTTTTTTTAAAAAAATCCCAATAAATCCAAATATTGCTATATTTTTACCGAGAATCTTGTCCGTATTTTACCCCTAGAAGCTCGTAAAAAATTTTTTTAATACTAACTATCGCTTAATTAAAAAGTATTTAAGAAACATTAAAATATCTCATTTTCAGCAAATTAAACTAAAAATACAAAAGTCAAGAACTTTTTTTACCTCAAACTAAAAAAACTTTTGTCAAGTCTTTTTTTAATTTTTATTAAAAAAATAATTGGAGTGTTTTATAAAAAGTCAAGAAAAAAATATAAAAAAATATTTCTTGACAAATATAAAGTTTTTATTATAAATTTGGGTTTGTTGCTAATGAGACTCAATCTCAAAATATAAACGAGAATTATAAAATATAAATATAAATTATAATGAGACTCATTCTCAATAAGGTTTTGATATTGAGACTTATTCTCATTAAGACTAATTGTTATTGAGACTCAGTCTCATTAAGGGTATTGAGCTTACCACCCTCTTGAACTGGGTTGAATGTGTTTAAATCCTTGTATTTTAGGTTTAATCCTTAGTTTTATCTCTTATCCTTAGTTAGTATTGCCTAAACTAAAAAAGTGTCCATATTCGCTAAATTTGAGACCCTTTTTTTCAATCTAGGAAACAAAAAAGACCCTTTTGAGGGTCTTTAATGTTTATTTGAATAATTTGAGTCCGATGTATCTAAAAAGTAAAAACCCTAGACACATTAGAAGTAATTCTATTAATGTAATTATCATTTTATTTAATTCCTTGTTTATTTGTTCTTATGCCCAAAAAGCCCCTAAAAAGGGGCTAAAATTGGTTTTTATTTTCTTTTAATGTATTGGGATAACAATTTCCATATTTTTAAATATTTCATTATTCCCACAAGCATGACCTATTGAAGTACATGATCCACAGTCACCGGGACAGATAAATATTTTCTTATTAAATTGTTTTCTTATCTCGGATACCTTCCCTTTGATGGCTGTAAAATTTCCCCTAACAAAATTAAGTTTTTGTAAAATTGGTTTTAAAAGATCAAACTTTCCACCGTTTGACAAATTTAAAACGTAATTTGAAGGAAATTTAAACCCGGTATCATTTAAAGCCTTGAATAATTGAAGGCTTTTAGAATACCCATAAGCATTTAAAACCGGGTATCTTTTTAAAAGAATCATCCATTTTTTAAGATCATCAATATTTTTGAAGTCCCCATCAACATATAGCCTAAAATCTATTTTAGTTTTATTCCTAAATTTTGAACGTTTTAAAACCTTTTCAAGTTCATTTTGAATTATGCTAAAATCATTCATTAAAAGGGTGTTTTGCAGCTGTCCAAAAAACACAGCTGGATAACGCCAACCTTTTAGAGAATAGCAATATATTAAACAATCTAAAGCACCGGGACAATTTACAACCGGTAATGTTGAAAAGGTTAAGAAGGGTAATTTTTTATTTCCTACCTTGAAAACGTTAAAAGGTAAATTTCCCCCGTTTTCTAGCCATTTAACGAATTTATTTAAATAGTACTCATTAGTGCCGGTTTTTGGTTTTTTACTTGTTTTTAGGCTTTTTAAATAGCTTAGCAATTGAACCCGGTCAAAAGCTAGCCGGGCGATTTTCATTTTAATTTTATTAGTTAGTTTCATTTTTTAGGTTTCCTTTTATTTAGTTATTTCTTTTTTTAGTTTATTTAATGTTTTTTCAATCTCATTAATTGCAAAGTGAATAGAATTATCACTATAATCTAAAAAATGTATTTTTTCACCGTTTCCTTTTTGTGTTAAAAGATTGGTAACAAATTTTATGTATTTTATGTTATTATGGATAAGCTCTCTGTTTATATTTTTTTTATATTTCATTTTGTGTTCCCTTTTATTTAGTAGCTAATTCCAAGTTTATTATGTATGTTATCGATTTTATCTTGAACCTTACCCTGTTTAATTTCAAGCTTATATATTTTATTTTCTAGCTTAAAATATTTGTTTTCGGCTTTGGTAGTCCAATAATCAAGTTTCTTTTGTTCGTCTTCAATTTCCCACATTAAACCTTCTAGTCTTTCAATTTCATCTTGGTAAGTTTGAAATCTTAATTCCAATATATTCAATAAATCATTCATATTTAAACCTCACTTGTATATTCGCAATGATTCCAAACCCCTAATCCAAAGTCTTCGTAATCATTATTGTAAAATATCTCAATTAAAGAATTGGCTAATTTTTCACAATGACCAAACTCGGAATAACCTCTTAAAGCATCAAGAATTTCACCATCAAACGCAATGCAACCATTTTCACCATAACTAACCATTACCCCACTATCTACAAGGTTTTTGTAAGGTTTTAATAATCCTTCTAATTCGCTATCTATTTCAATAGCTTTTAAGATTCTTTTATTTTTTAAATCAAACCATTTACTAATGGTTTTTTTTACTTTTAATTGGACTTGATTCATGTGAACCCCTTTGTTTAGTTAATTGATTAATAAAGTAAAATACTAAATATTTTTAATATGTCAAATAGATTTATCTATTTAATTGTTTAGTATGATTTAAACCTGAATCATACTAGGCAATTACTAATTATATATATATATGAGTAGTAAAATATTTTATCAATTGGAACTTAAATTGTATCGCAAAATATCTCCCTCAATGCAAGGAAAAAATGTAAATATATCAAAAAAATAATTAGAGCATTTAACCTTAAAGCAAGTTAAAAAATCATTAAATTTTGCTTGAGTAGTAATGGAGTATAGGTCTTTTGACTACTCAACGGGGTAGGGTGGATGAGCGTTTTGAGCGTTTGAATAACACGCATTCCCCATAAAATAAATAAAAACAAAGTCCTACAGTCCGTTCCGTAAAAAAGTTCAAAAGAAAGTCCATAAAGTCTTGTATAAAAGTAAAAAGTTCCGTATAATATACCATAATGAGCGTTAATATACCATCAAAGATCAAACCATCTATGGTTATTGCCATAGACCTTCTTGTTAATGATCCAGAGGCTAAGATAACAGATGTTGCAGAGAAAGCAGGGGTTACTAGAGCTACTGTACATAACTGGTTGAAAGACCCTGAGTTTGTAGAGGTGTTCTATCAGAAGTATATGGTTGTATTTGGTTCTAGGTTGCCAACTGTGCTTAACAGTATGGTTCGTGAGGCTGAGGCTGGGAATGTGCAGGCTGGTAGATTGGTTTTAGAACACTCAGGTAAACTTATTAAACGAGTTGAAGTAAACAACCATCAAAGTCCTTTTGAAAAGTTCCTTAGCTCCCAAGCATCAGATATGGAAGAGGTTGAGGTTTTAGAAGCTGATTATGAAGATGTAGAGGTTTTGCCTCAGCGACCTGTGATTCCAGAGAAACCACCCACCAAGAAAGAGCTATCTACTCAACAAAAGAAAGCAGACAGGAAGAATGAAAAGCGTAGAGAGGCTAGACGTTGGAGACAGAGAGCAAAAGCCGTAGGTATTGGTAAGCCAAAAATGGGTAGACAAACCCCAGCACAAAGAAAGGCTTGGCAGGAACAAATAATAAAAAGAGAAAAAGCACTCAATATTGCTTCTTAAAGGTCTTAACATCATAAGACTTACATTCAGGACATTCCTGATCCTTATCAACTTCAACAGCTAATACTTCCCATACCCATTGACAGTTCATACATATACAGTTTATGAGTTTAAACTTCTTCAATTTATGCTTTTCCCCATTGTTCTAGCTCTGCTGAATGTTTTATTAGCTCTTCCCATAGTTCCTGACTAAAAGATATATCAAAGTTTACTAATGGGGTATCAGATGCGTTCTTAGCTAAGAACCCCAACAAATCATTATTCATTAAGGATAGCTCCTGCAATCTTTCTAGTTTTTTATTAAGAGCATCTATTGATGACTCCTGAGCAGATAAACATTCAAGCAATAAGCGTAATAAATGATCTTCTATTCTATTCATACTCTAATATAACTTGAGTATGATCTTTAATACAATGTTTATTATTTTTTTAGTGCTTTATTTACGTCTTGAATAAACTTTTTGTCTATTTTTTGCTTGTTCTCTTCAGTAGTGCCTATAAAGTTTTTTACATTGGTTCCATCAACTGTTGGGAATTTACCCTTATGGTGACCATAGCCATATTCTTTAATAGTCAAAGTACCTTTGCCACTTTTTAAGCTATTGTACATTTCTCCAGTATTGAAAAGAGCTTTTTCACCTGCACGATAAGATTTTTTACCTAGCTTTAGTCTTTCCCCATCTATTCCAATGCCTCTATCTATATTGTTTCGTGTACCTTTTACTGTATCCTTTGCATATCCACTTAGATAGTCATTGATTATTTTAGGCATCTGCTTTGCAAGTTTATTAAAACTAAAAGTAGTTAATACTTTAATTTTCATTCGCTTGCTGAGGATTTTCTACATCATTTACAGATTTATTTTCATTGATAATAGATTGTGCTTGTTCAACTGTTAAGTCTTTATTATCACGAACCATTATTTTTGCCCTAGTAGTTAGGTTGTTTTGGATGTCAAACTGATCTTTTAGTATCTGATCCTGTACTGTTTTAGGATAATCAATCTCTTCAAAGTCCACTCCGAACTGTTCTGGCAAGTTTATACCATTGTATCCTGCTATTACACGTTCAACATTGTAAAAATCTTGCTCATACATTCTCCAAAGAGCAATATCATCATAGTAATCTTCCTTTCTCTCCATATCCTTAATCATTAGTGATATTCCACTAGGAACTTCACCACCAGATTCAGCAAACTGTATCCACAAGTGATTATTGATAGCTACAAGTTCCATTTGAAACTTTATATTCTCTATTGCTTCCATAATATTGCCTGATGGACTTGTTATGTTGTAAGCACCATCTTCACCCATATCTAAGATTGTGTTGGAGCCTGCCCTTAGCATACTTTGATCTGCTCTAAGTCCTGTAACCCACGGCTGACCAAACATATTAAACCTCATACCTAAGTTCATCTCAGTAAGAGCAATATTTACCTGTTCATTACAGTTTATAATGTCAGAAGCACCCTCAACAAAAAAAGAGTCTATCTGATCTTCTCTATGGGTAAAGACAAAAGGAATAATGCCATAAGGATTAGGTATCTCACTCAACATCTTACCTTCTTCATCCATTAGTCCATATTTTTCACTATCCCAGTACTCCCATTGCATATTATCTGTGTTGGATAGGTCTGCTGTGTTATTTAGCAATGG